TACTAATGAAGATTGGAAAGATAAACTTAGGCAATCTTTATCTGATGATTTAATGACCGCTAGTGGTGGATTTAAACCATTAGGTTCTGAGAAATTTACTGATGAAGGTAAACCATCAAAACCTAAACAAATAGATATGAGTAAATTATTTGTAGCAATAACTTCTCATCGTAAAGTGTTTAAACAAATTCTAAAAATTAAACAAGATAATGCTGCTATGTTTTTATTAGCGGGTATGTCTGATGATATGCGTTCAGAAGAAAATCAACAACAATTAGATAATTTTGTAGAAAATTTAGAAGAAGATTCAGATGAAAAGGCTATCTATGATGCGTTTGTAGCCGATGAAAATATATTCAGTAAATTAGAAACGGCTATATCTACGCTCGATAAGTTAGAAGACCAACTATCTAGAAAAGAGAGACAACCTACTAAGGATTATTCTTTCCTTTCTACTATGCGTAATTTATTAACTAAATATGGTAAAGATTCTAGAATAGAAAATTATAAGGGTGAATTAGATACTTTACAAAGTGAATCAAAATTATTTTCACAAAAAAATATATTTAAGTTCC